TTTGGGAAATGCTGGTCTGCTTTAATCTACCGAAACTTCAGCAGCACCAATGCCACTAGAAGCAGGGCGATAACCACGCCTTGTGTTTTCTAGCTGGCTGTAAGCTATGTCAATCATGCGTGAAAGTTGCCTTCCAAGTGCGCGGTCCTCTTGCTCCGCAACGTATTTTAATTTATCGTATGCGTCTGACGTTAAACCGACAGACTTGTATATTTTCGGATTCGGCATAAGAGGTTCCTTTTCCCAAGCATGGCACTGACAAAACCATATAATCCCAGAAGATTCGGGTCAAGACCCAAGTACGGCAATAAAAAGGTTTTGATCGATGGCATCAAGTTTGATTCCAAGTGGGAGTCAGAGCGGTATATGTACCTTAAAGCAATGGAACGGGCAGGCACTGTTCGTAACCTTGAGCTACAGGTTCGGTTCAATCTGTTAGTAAACGATGAAAAGATTTGCGCCTACGTTGCTGACTTCCAATACGAACGCGAGAACAAAGACGGGTTCTGGTGCAGTATTGTTGAAGATGCAAAAGGCGTGGAAACCCCTGAGTTTAAACTAAAAAAGAAACTTATGAAAGCATGCCTCGGCATAGAAATATATTTAACTAAAAAAAATGGTTGACGGTCTATACTAACTAATGCTAAGTCTTGGGACAGCAAAAGTATGGAGGTTGCTATGAACAGTATTGAACTGTTTGAGCGGCGCGAAGAATTGAAGTCGATTACGACAGATATTCGTGCCGAACTCAAAGACATCGAAGATCAGCTATCAGATTTATTCTTGCCATTGGCCCGTGACGCACTGCGTGTCAGCGGTAAAGACTTTGGAACTGCGCACATTGTCGAAGGCAATGTCGCTATGAAAGTCAATGTCGGCAAGAAGGTCACTTGGGATCAAGACGCATTGCGCGATACATTCAACAGCATGACGCCTGAGAATGCACAGCACTATGCAAAGCTGACCTATGCAGTGGAAGAGCGCAAATACACCACAGCGCCACCCGCTATTAAAGCCACATTAGAAACTGCCCGTACTACAGAAGTCGGTCGTTTTACAGTAGAAATTGAGGATCAATAATGGCATTGCAAATCATTACAGCAGATCAGCGTATGGCTGAAAAGAAAGGCCACAAGATTGTGGTGTGCGGTCAAAGCGGTGTGGGTAAAACCACACTGGCTAGGACATTGGACGGTGCAACTACGCTGTTTATGGACCTAGAAGCTGGTGACGCAGCTATTGAGGGACACAAGATCGACGTTGTGCGTCCTCAGTCGTGGCAAGAGTGCCGTGACTTGGCCTGTTACTTAGGCGGTCCCAATCAATCTCTGGCAGAAGATCAGCCGTACAGCCAAGCTCATTACGATTATGTATCGTCAGTGCATGGTGATTCTCAGACTACAAACGACAAGTACGATACATTGTTTGTGGACTCAATTACCGTGGCTGGTCGCTTGTGCTTCTCATGGTGTCAGCAACAGCCAGAATCACGGTCTGACCGCTCTGGCAAGCTAGACACTCGCGCAGCATATGGTCTGCACGGTCGTGAAATGATGGCATGGCTCACACACTTGCAGCATATCCGCGAAAAGAACGTGATCTTTGTTGGCATTCTTGACGAAACAACTGATGATTACGGTCGCAAGCAGTATGGCCTACAAATCGAGGGCAGCAAAACAGGGCGTGAATTGCCCGGTATTGTTGATGAAGTAATTACAATGGCTGTACTAACAGGTGAACATGGGCCGTATCGCGGTTTTGTCTGTCAGCCGTTGAATGAATGGGGCTATCCTGCAAAGGATCGTTCTGGCCGTCTTGATACCTTAGAAGAACCTCACCTTGGCAAGCTGATTGCCAAAATGAGTACACAAATGCCACAAAACGGGAAAACATTACAATTCGTAAATCCTGTAACACAGCAAAGCGAGGAAACAACTAATGCTTAATCTAAATTCAGTACAGCCTGACGATCAACAAAATCGTGAATTTTCTTTAATTCCCAACGGCGCAGTATCTCGCGCAGTTATTGTTGTCAAAGGTGGCGACATTGAACTTCCTGAGTTTGGCACAGGGCAGTGGTTTAAAAAATCACAAAGCTCTAATGCTAAGTGGATGGAAATTGAATTTACCTGTGTTGGCGGTGAATTTGATCGTCGCAAGTTCTGGTCTAAAATCTTTGTTGATGGTGACAAGCTAGGCACCAGCGGCATGCCAGTAGCCAAAGAGATTGGCATGCGGACATTGCGTAACATTATTGACAGCGCAAACGGGCTTGCGCCTAGTGATGCGTCAGAACAAGCGCAACAGCGCAGAAACATCTCCGGTGTGTTTGACTTGAACGCTATGGAAATCTGCGCAAAGATTGGGATTAAGAAAGGCACGAATGGCTATAGCGATCAAAATCAATTGATGGTAGCTATGACGCCAGATCAGATTGGTTTTATTGCATCCGGTCAACCGCCCATGCAATCAACACCATCGGCACAACAGCATTCTCAGCCACAACAGGCAGCAGCACCACAAGCTGGAAGTCCTGTTCCTAGCTGGGCCAGCAGATAGTAGCGGCAAGGCACTCCGCGCCTGCTACCAAGGATGGGGGGCCTTGGGCCGTGAACCCCCCACACTACTTTTAGCAAAGAGGTGAGACAATGATTTTGCGCCCCTATCAAGAGGTGGCGATTTCAGACGCTATTAATGCTCTGGATACCCATAAAAATACAATCGTAGTTGCACCGACAGGCGCAGGCAAAACTATTATGTTGTCTGCGTTAATCGGTAAGAAGCACAAAAAAGGTAAACGTATTCTAGTATTGCAGCACCGTGATGAACTGGTTGCGCAAAACCGTGAAAAGTTTCTAAGAGTAAACCCGAACATATCAACCAGCATTGTAAATGGTGCAATCAAAGAATGGGGTGGCGACACCATTTTCTCTATGGTTCAAACCATGTCGAGGAAAAACAATCTAATCAATCGACCTAAGTTTGATATGATTGTTGTGGATGAAAGCCACCATGCCGCTGCGGATACATACTTAAAAGTTATCAACGCAGTTAAGAAGGATAACGAAAACGTTGAGGTTGTTGGCTTTACAGCTACGCCTAACCGTGGGGATGGCAAAGGTCTGCGCAGCGTCTTCACAAACTGTTCGCACCAGATTGAATTAACGTCTTTAATCCGCGAAGGATTCCTAGTGCCGCCAAAGGCATACGTTGTTGATGTTGGTGTCACAGAAGCTCTGGGTGAAGTCAGACGCAAGGGCAATGACTTCGACATGGAAGAAGTCGCGCAGATTATGAACAAGCGCGTTATTAATGAACGTGTTGTTGATGAATGGACAGAACGTGCGGGTGACAGAAAGACCGTTGTGTTCTGCTCAACGATTGCACACGCACAAGACCTTTTGGATATGTTCATTGAACATGATGTGAATGCCGAAATGGTTATTGGCGATACGCCAAGGGAAGAGCGCAGGCAAATACTGCATGACTTAGAGTTTGGTGACGTTCAAGTTGTGGTCAATGTAGCAGTCCTAACCGAAGGCTTCGATGCACCACCTGTGTCTTGCGTTGTGCTGACCAGACCATGTTCCTACAAATCAACAATGGTTCAGATGATTGGTCGCGGTCTGAGAATAATAGACCCAGAGATTTATCCAGATGTGGTCAAGAAAGACTGTATCGTTTTGGACTTTGGCAGCAGCATTCTAACGCACGGCGCGCTGGATGAATCAGCCAATCTAGATGGCAAGCCTAAAGACCCGAATGCAGAGGCACCAGAAAAGGAATGTCCAAACTGCGGGTTTATAAATCCTCTGAATGTGCGGGTTTGTATTGAGTGCGGCGAAGCGTTCCAAAGTCAGGGCAAAGAAGAGCTAGTTGATTTCACTCTGACCGAATACGACCTGATGGAATTGTCTCCCTTTAAGTGGCTAGACATGAGCGGCAATGGTTCGTTTATGATGGCAATGGGCTTCAACGGCTTTGGGGTGGTCGGTACAGTGGGAGGTACGTCCATTGGGCTAGTCAAGGCTCAGACCGGACATAAGGTGCGCTCAGTGGCTATTGGGGGCAAGGTGCAGGCTATGTCAGCAGCAGATGACTTCCTGCGCGAAATTGAGGATGGCAAAGCAGCTAACAAATCTAAGCGTTGGCTGAATGAAAACGCCTCACACAAGCAGCGAACAATTCTAAGAAGGTATGGCGTGGATGTAGCTGCATTTGATTTCTCATGGACAAAATACAAAGCCGCATGCTGGTTGAATTACCTGTGGAATAAAGAACAAATTGATGCAGCCGTTGAAAGGATAGCAGATGTCGCGGATTGAAATACACTTAACAGCTATAGTCTTCAAGGACAGTCAAGTTTTGTGCGAAGACTATAAAATAGTCTGCTTTGTAAAAGATTGGGATGACATGGACGAAATAAACATCGTGGCGGGTAAAGCATTCTCTGAACACATGGATAATTCTAAGGAACTTTGTATCGGGGGAAGCGGTGATATTTTTGCAAATAAGAAAAAAGTCGGTAGTGGAATTTTTCAAAATCCAAAAGTCTCAAAAGAATTACTAAACCAAGCCGCAGATTTGTTCGGGTTACATGAAGGGACAATACATTGAGTCACGAATTTGAGTCAGCGCCAGAGCCAATGAAAGAACTATCATTCATACTTGGATACTTTGGCTGGGGTACACGGTTTTGCGACCTGACAGAAGAACAAGTCCAAGTGCTGATATTTGCACTGCAAGAATCAAAAAAGCTAACGGAGACAATCAATGTCGGACAACTTGAAGAAGCCTACTATAAGTCAACGGGCCGCTGGCCTAGTACGTCAATCCCCTTCTAAAATTGATCCTCTGGCCTTGCAGATTAAAGACGCTGTGGATCAGGGCATCTTGAAGAACGAGAAAAAGCGTGAACGGCGTAAATACATCGGTGCATCTAGCATCGGTGATGAATGCTCACGCAAAATACAATACAGATACCTCAACCACCCAAGCGATCCAGACAAAGATTTCTCAGCAAGAACGCTGCGCATCTTTCAGTTTGGGCATGAGATAGAAGATTATGCAGCCAAGTGGTTAAGGGACGCAGGGTTTGATCTGCGCACAGAACATAAAGATGGCAAGCAGTTTGGGTTCTCTATCGCTGATGGGGAAATTAAAGGACACATAGACGGTGTGATCTGTGATGGCCCAGTGCCAGCGTCCTATCCTATGCTGTGGGAATGCAAATCAGCCAATGACAGCAAGTTCAGAGCGTTTGAAAAGCACGGGACTGCTAAGGCAAACCCAGTGTATGCCACACAGGTTGCGCTGTATCAGGCTTACATGGAATTGACTGAAAATCCATGTTTGTTTACTGTGGTGAATAAAAATACCAGCGAGATATATTACGAAATAATCCCTTTTAATCAAAAGCTTGCTCAAGAAGCTAGTGATAGGGCAGTAAATATCTTGACGGCTGCAAAAGCAAATGACATTCTACCACGCATCGCACAAAGCAAAGATTTCTTTCTTTGCAAGTTCTGTGAATATCAGAATGCGTGTTGGGAGCAATGAACAATCATGTGAGGCGTTCAAAGGGCAAATGAACACCCCACATTTTGTATCAGGATGAGTGATAGGGACAATATAATGACAATTTTAAGATTTGGCAACACAACCAGCCAAATGACCGACAAAATCTCCGACCTTGTGCCTCGAACAGCACAGTTGCAAGACTTGTTTGATACATACCCAAACGGTGTGCGTCATGGAACAACGTTTATGATCGGTTCATTCCAAGGCGAAGCTGGTAGTTCTCTTCAATTAAATATCGACATTCATAACCCGAACTTTATGCGGGGTCAGGATTGGGCAACAGGGGCAGGGGTTGGTGGCATCACCAAAATCCTAATGGAAGGAAGAGGATGGACGCTGAAAGAAGTGTCGGCGCACTATCAAACCTTTCTCGGTATTGAACACACACCACCACCAGAAAATCCAATCAAACCCGAACTGGCAAGACAGCCAGAGCCAATACCTATTCAGCAACCCGAACAAGTAAGCGCAAAAAAGGTATACAATTTAAGCACTCCGTTTGATGCTGAATATTCCTACACAGATGAGGATGGTGTAGTGCTTGTTTCTGTCAGGAAATACGTTGAGACAGACAGCGAAGGTAACACCAAGAAACAATTCCGTCAGTTTATGGATGGGCGTATGGGTCTTCCAGAACCTAGACCACTATATAACATCCCGAACATATTGGCATCGGACAAGGTTATCTGGGCGGAAGGCGAGAAATGTGCTGATGCTCTAACAAGTATGGGGTTTGCTGCAACTACCACAATCGGCGGTGCAGGCATGCTGTCAGACCGTGTAGCGGATAAGTTCGACTTCTCCCCACTAAACGGCAAAGATGTTGTTCTATGGCCCGATAATGACAAGGCAGGGCATGATCTGGCCGTGCTTGTAGAACGTCTGGCAAAAGCAGCCGGGGCAAAATCAACTGTCATGCTTAGAGCGCCATTCGGAAAACCGGAAAAGTGGGACGCTGCGGACGCATTAGACGAACAATTTGATGTGCATAGGTTTATTCGGCAAAGCGAAAGCAAAGTTAAAAAGCCAATCCATCTGCTTGATGATAGCCTAAACATCAGTAAGTATTTTGTGGGTAATGCACCCGAACAACAATACCTGATTGGCAATACAATACCTCTGGCCGTTCCGGTTATCTTTGCTGCGGCTGGCGATAGCGGCAAAGGCATGATGACGCTTGATCTGGCTATGAAAGTCGCATCGGGCGAATCCATGCAATCCTCATTCGGTGGCATTGTATCAACGCACGGGGATGCAATCATTCTGTCAGCAGAAGATGACAAGGATGAAATGCACAGGCGTATTGAAAGAATGGACCCGCTCTGTAAACGGGAACACTACCCGAACAATTTAAAAATCCTACCGCTGCCCAACCTTGGCGGTGTGTTTCCAATCATGCAAAAGATCGACACCTCATACGTTATGGGTGAAGAGTTCGGGCGCATATACGATCAAATACTAGAAATGCAAAACCTCGCACTGCTTGTCATTGATCCAATGGCATCGTTTGTTCACGCAGATGTAAACGCTGATCCCGCCGCTGGCGCTGCGTTCATGGGTATGCTTGCACAAATCTCTACTGAAACAGGCGCGACAGTCATGGTTAATCACCACATGGCTAAGATCAAGGACAACGATCCAGTCACAACACCAGAGCAAGCGCGTAATCTCATTAGGGGTACGTCTGCTATTGTCGATGGTGTGCGCTGCGCATTTAGCGTTTGGAACGTGGAAGAAAAAACAGGGCGGCAACGCTGTAAAGACTTGCAAGTTACCTATTCACGCAACGCTGTGTTTGATGGTGCGGTTGTTAAATCAAACGGCCCAGCCAATCGGGATATTCGTCACTTCATTAGAAACCCGAACACAGGTCTGTTGGAAGATAGATCAGATGATATTCGCGCTGCAAATAGTCAAATGTCTGAACCTGTACGCCAACGCTTGCAGCATATGCAGGATTTCATCGCCATGATGGAACGCGAAGGAAACGCAATCACGAAAGGCGGTGCAGGTGATGGTGCATTTGATGCAATAGCAACAAGTGCATCGGGCGAACCTTGCGTAATAGCCTTAAAGGAAGCTAGAGAAACTACTATTAAAAACACCATAACAGCACTGCAAGAGGCTGGGCGTGTAAATACATATAGACTGACGCAGGGCGGCACAAAGAAGTGGTTAGGCGTTACAGGCGGCATGCTGTCTACTGGTGAATATGAAGCCAGAACAGCGCGAGAAAATCTTTGACTGTAGTGCTATTTTGTGCTAATACTTGGGAACGGATTTAAACGCGTATTTAAATCCGTTTTGTTAAGTGTATGAAATTGCTACGTTAAATATTTAAATAAGACCCATACTTATTTAGCAAAGGGGGAAAATGTGGGACTAACACCAGCACAAGAATCGGAACTTAAATTCCTAAGACAACGAGTGGATAGAAACCAAGACGAAGCATATCGAAACGATGCTCTGCCCAATGCAAAAAACAATCTATTTGCAGCGCGGGAAGAACTAGACAGATATGTTCGGGAACTTAGACAGTGGGGGCATAAGAT